TTCTCTACAACAACTATTTCCTAAAGACCTTATTGATGAATGTATTACTGAAACTGTGCAAAACGCAGGAAGGAACTTTTTAGGTGTTGATTTTGCGGGCTATGGAGGAGCACAGAACGCCTTTGTAAGTCTAAACAATATAGAAGAAAAAAACTATGTAAATCTCTCAGAAACAACTGAACAAGTGAAAGCATGGGAAACTGTCAATTATATCCTAGACCTCCACGCCCGGAACAACTATCAAAAGATTGGAGTTGATGATGGGGGTCTGGGAACGCCAATTTTAGACTATCTCCTAACTCACGGTCCTCTGAAACGGAGAACTATCGGACTTAACAACGCTACTCGTGAAATCGATAAAGACGGAAACACCAAAAAGCTCCTCGGAGAAGACATGTATGGCAATTTAAAGCTAATGATGGAGCAAGGTTTAATAAAATTCCCGAACGATGAGGAACTAATCCGCTCCCTAATTTCTATTCAATTTGAAGTCGATAAAGATACAAAAAGAGTCAAAATTCATGGGAAATATGACCATCTAGCCGAAGCATTGAAAAGAGCGGCATGGTTAGTAAAAAGCAAAGGATTAAATATTATGGCTTTCTGTTAGAATTATGACACACACAGGAATTTATGCAACATCAGCGGAATGTATCTTTAAAATGGGCAACGGTTACGATAGCACGAATGTAGATGAAGATAGGATTAATGAGTTATGTTTGCAATGTGAGAGTTTCATTAATGTCTTATGTCGGCAGGTTTTCGCAAAAGACGCAGCCGCCTTCGCAGCCCTAGACGCAGGGAAGAAGTATTTATTATCTGAAACAGTCTCTAACTATGTTGGGTTTTATGGCTCAATGTATGACGCTGCAGGTTATGGAAGTCAGAGGGAACAAGAGAACATTATGAATACTTGCTGGGCGAGGTTTATCCAATGTATCGGATTACTTAAAAATCAAGAGGCGGTTACGTTTATGAAATAATGGCAGACCAATTAATCACAGGCACGACGTTAGTCGAGAAGGAAAGTAGAAGCATTGGAGACGCTCCTATTGGGGCTATTCTTGCTTGGGCAAAATCATTATCAGGAGTTCCTAATCTTGCGGAGGGTTGGGTTGAATGTGATGGTTCTGTTTTAGTAGACGCTCTTAGTCCTTTGAACGGTCAAACAATACCAGACCTAAACGGAGATAATAGATTCTTACGTGGAAATTCTACGAGCGGGGGGACAGGAGGAAGCGCAACAGCAGCCCACGAACACGATATGGCTATCGCATCAACAGCAACGAGTAGATTAATAGATGCTGCAACTACTATTGGATTTGTTAGTGGAGACTCAGACACAAAGGTTGAGAGATATACCTCAGGAGGAGCAGTAAGCGTCTCAACACTAAAAGGAAAAACACAATCCACGGCCCCGGCAAATTTACCACCATACTATAATATTGTTTGGATAATGAGGGTACGATAAGATGGCACACGATTTTAAAACATACCCAGAACTGACGAACTCCCAGATGAATCTCTATTACTTCGATAGCCCACACCAACAAATCGCAGAGGACTTCGACGCGAGAGTTGTAAAGGTCAGCGACGGAGATACGATAAGAGTAACTTGTGACTTCCGAGACTTTGACTTCCCGATAAGATTCTCAAACATCATGGCGGCAGAAACCAATGAGGAAGGGGGAATAAGAAGTCGTAATCACCTCAGGAGTCTGATAGAAGGCGCGTTAGTGGAAGTTATAATTGACAAAGCGAATAGAGTTGGGAAATTTGGGCGATTACTCGCAAGAATTAGAAACAAGGGTTTTGATGTTGGCGAGCAAATGATTAATGATGGCTTCGCTGTTGGAGTTTGGCAAGAGCAGATGGGAATTAAAGATTTAATGCTGGTGACTGACTTCTAATGGCAGAGAGAAAAATTAACTCAATGACTGTAGGGGAGGTTTCCCATCCGGACGCGTTCTCCGTAGATTCAGAAAGCCTCGACTCTCCACAAGAACAATCAGAAACAATCTACTTAAATAACAAATGGGAGCAACAACTCGGCTACTTCAATAAAATCCCCGAACTAACAGCGACGATAAATGCCAAAGCAACATGGACTATCGGAAAAGGATTTAAGGCAGATGAAATAACAACAATGCTCCTCGACACAATCAAAGGAAATGGGATGGATACTTTCAACACAATCTTAGAAAATATGATAAGAACCTACTACATCGGGGGGGATGCCTTCGCGGAAATAATCCGAGATGATGAAGGCAACCTAATAAATCTCAAACCTCTAAGTCCTAAAAGAATTAGAATAGTTGTGAACAAACAAGGAATGTTGGACAGATACGAAGACACATTCAAAGGGAATGTAACGAAACTAAAACCTGAGGATATTTTTCACTTAGCGAGGAATCGAATAGGCGACCAGATACACGGAGTTAGCGTTATTGATTCTGTGGAGAATATCATCTTAGCAAGGAATGAATCAATCACAGATTATAAACAAGTAATGCACGACAACGTAACGCCACGATGGAAATTCAAATTAAAGACAGATGACCCCACAGAAATCGCAGCCTATAAGAAAAAGATGGATGCAGCAACAAAAACCGTAAGTGCAAATATCTATGAACCTTTTGATGTATCCGAATCTGAATTAATCACGGTTGCTCCAAATGCAACACTAGACCCGAAGGCATGGATCGAAGCACAGGGAGACTTTTTCTACGAAGCGGTTGGTGTTCCGCAAATCATCTTAGGAGGGTCTGGGGAGTTCACCGAGGCATCTGCAAAGATTGCCTACCTCGCCTTCCAGCAAAATATAGAAGAAGAACAGCTGTTTATTGAGGAGCAAGTCCTAAGTCAATTAAATCTCGTAATAGAGTTAGAGTTCCCAGCTTCGTTAGAGAATGAGTTGTTAAGTGATAAAGCAAAAGATGGGGATATGACAGAAACTAAACCAAGCGAGACAACCGCAGGAGAAGGACAATGATAGAAGAAAATTTAGCACAATACGGAATTTTAGGATTATGGACTCTCTCACTAATTATTGAAAGATACCGATGGCAGAAAAGCGTAACTACTGCACTAAATAAATTAACAAAAGCAATCGAGGATAAATTCTAATGGCACTAATAAAAAGATTTTCTAAAAAATATAGGGGGGTAATTCACCTTAATTATGCCAGTTATAAGGCTGCGAAAGATAAATATGAAAAAGAACAAAAAAGGAAAAAACCAGAACCTAGCCCTTCACCAAAAAAGGAAAAGAAAAAGAGACCAAAGAAGACAGAGCCAACACCAACAGCACCTACACCAACGAAACCAACAGTATCGCCAGAAGTGATAAAACTAGGAGATGAAGAACCTAAGGTCGGCAGACAAGAAGATGATAGTATTTTATTAAACCTCCCTCAACCTGAGAAAAAACCTGACTATGTAAAATCTGCATTACTGGGTGCTGGGATTGGAGCCGTAGCAGGTGCAGGAATATTCGCAGCAGGTTATGCAGGAGCAGCAATCGTAGCAAGTGCAGCCACGAAGAAAGCCATAACTTCTGGATTCGCTCAACAGGCAGCAGCAACAGGAGCATCCTATACAGCAACTGCCGCACGAACAGCAACACCAGTAGTAAGTAAAGTCGGACAAATGGCAATCAACCTAAAAACAACAGGATTAACAAAAAGTTTTCTTTCAAAAATATTTAGTGTAAAAGCTATGGCTTTGGGTGGGGCGTGGGCTAGTTCAATATTTTTAGGAAGATGGGGGCAAGCAGAAGCACCAGAAAGCATAATGATACCTATAAGAGATTTAATAAAAATAGCAAAAACTCCTGAAGATTGGGCTTATATTAATGAACAATTACAACTAGCCGCGGAAATATCGGACACCTCAACATGGGAAGAAATAATATTATGGTCGCCTTTTTCAGCAATAACAGGTATAATGAATAAAGTGGAGGGTGTAGCTGCAGGAATTAAGATATTAACAGAAACCGCAGCGCAAGTTCAAGAAATACAAATGAAAGAACAAGAGACTGGAGAGAGTGAATTTCAAAGAGAACGTAGAGAATCAGATGAAGCGGCACAAGAAAGAAAAAGAGAATTTGAAGAAGAAGAAAAGGCGAGGGATTTAGAAGAAATGAGATGGAAAGCTGAATATTATGCTTTAATCCGTGAAGGGAAATTTGAGGAAGCTGATGAACTTTTGGAAGCACAGGGATAAGCCCGTGAAGTCCTAATCTCCTCATGGAAAACTTCCGGAGCCCGGACTTCCGCCCCTTTTAGTAATACCCCATAGAAATATTTATAAAGGACGTTACGCTATATTTTTATGTCAGATGAAACAACCGATGAGAGTAACGCTAAGGGAAAGGAAGCTGATAAACCTGTTACGGACGATAAAAAAGATATTTCTGAACTTGATAAACTTAAAGCGTCTAATGATGCGTTTGAGAAAGAACTTATTAGAGGTAGAGAACTCAAAACAGAAGCCCAAAAACTAGAGGCAGAAAAAATGCTTGGTGGAAAGACTGAGGCAGGAGCAGTGGCGATGACTCCAGAAGAAAAATTACAAAAAGCTGGAGAAGAAGGGGCTAAGGAGATAGTAGATGCTTTTAGGTAAAAAAAAAGAAGTTCTTGACAACGCTAACGCATTGATAGAAATGTATAAAGCGGGTTTTCTTGATGGCTATAAGATTAAAGGAAAAGTGAGAAGTAAGAAAGACTTTGAAATTCTAAACAAATTCTATGCAAAAGCATTTATCAAAAGATTTGAGAAAAAAGTTAAAAAGGAATTGAAATAAAATGCACTTATATCTTTATCCCCGGGGAAAATTTGAACAAGTAGAATTATGGAAAGTCCACGCCCAAGCGGCTTACTGGAAATTCAGAAGAATAAATAACAAAACGAATAAGGAAGAAACGATTTTAGTGCAGGGAGCATTAAGGCCGTCAGTTCTAGGGGCTTATGAGTATATATTTCCTAAAGAAGCACTAGCAGAAGTATGCTCATTCTTTGGAATTAAGGAGAATAAACAATATGGATTCGGTAAAATTGGACTAAACACAAGACACTTCGCTATGAGGAAAATATTTGGGGTAAAGAAGATTCCAAAGAAAATTCTAAAAGAAGCAGAGAAAATCCCCTCATCTTTCTCGACAGAAGAATTTGAGAGGGCTTCGGCAAACTGCATAATCCCGGGAGTATCTCTCCATGTAATAGGGATTAAGAAGGATAAGATGGGGAAGATGGGCGACTACACACAGGAACTACTATGAAACGTAGAATCCAATTCGCATATCATAAATTTTATTTTGATAAGGGTTGGGGATTATTAAGTTATTTTAAATATGTTTTTGCTCTCTTGGGACTTGGTTCTATAATGCAGGGTTATAATATTAAACTTGTAGTTTATGGGGCCTTATTCTATGGGATATTTTGTTATATGCTCGGGAGATTTTGGGTTTGGTCAAAAATGGTAGAGGCAGAACTAGAAGTAGGCAATAGATTAAACCTCTTTGTGAGAGAAATGAGAAAAAGTATTAAAAAACAAAAGATTTAAATAGTTATTCGGTTAAGCGATTATATGGCTAGAGAGGCAGTAAAACGAGATACGAAGATTCTGACGTCTAAGAGATATACTTGTGCAACTTCTACGGGAATCGCAAAGGGGACTTATTTGAAATTATCTGGAGACCAAACCGCTGCGGCCGCCACAGCAACAGATGATATTTTTGTGGGGTTCGCTCACGCTGATGTAAATATGTCTACAGATAGCGCATTTAATACTGAAACTTCTGTTACTGCTGATAAGGGTGGAATTTATGAATTGGTCGCAAGCGGCGCAATCACACTGGGAGCATTTGTTAAAGTGGCTACCCCGGGTAATTATGTAATGCAGGCACTAGACGCAGATATGACTGCTTCCATAGCGAGAGTAATTGGGAAAGCTTTAGAAGAAGCCTCTGATGGCGAGACAATTAATGTTGAGGTATTTCCATGAACCCAACAGAAGGAGATAAAGATAAGGCTGAGGCTCAGGCAAGAGCAGCAGAGAAGACAGAAAAACCAAAAAAGAAAATTAAAGAGGATGTAGAAGATGACAGATTATGAAGTTGGAGAAGATAAGTTAAGGGCAACAACTTACGATAATGCGATTAAGCAATTGGCGAATTATTCTTATAAAATGAAGCAGTTGGTTTCAGTTGTTAATTCTGGTTCTTGGAAGAATTACTTTTTTAGGGAGAGAACTGATATTCCAGAAGGACAATCCGGTAACGCAATTAAGGGAATTCCAAGAGGGGCAGACTTTCCTGACGCAGTTCTTAGTTGGGAGCAAGTAAATTCTAGGATTGAGAAATATGGACTTTCGGGAAAGATTGACCACGAGGATATTATCGCGAAGAACATTGATACTCGAAACCGAACTATTAAGAGAATTGCTGAGGGTGTGGCGAAGGCAGTCGATAATGAAATTTATAGTGTTATGTCTACTGATGGGGATATTCAAACAGGAAGTTTATACGGGGGATATTGGGATGAAACAAGTGCAGCAATCATAAAGGATTTGGCATTTATGAAAGCACAGGTTAAGGCATATTATGATAATGCTTCTAGTTTTGTTATGGTTATTAACCCGGATGCAGAACCTTATGTTCTACATTACATCTATGAGAAAGGGGCTCAGGCGACTTCTAGTGGACAAAAAGCATTTAATGGACAGATTGGTAGCCCAGCAGGAGTAAGTATTATTACAGCGGCTGTGGTCCCTGTGAGTTATGCTTTATTTGTAGTCCCTAAGAGTTGTGCAACATGGAAGTCTTTAATGCCTTTAGCAACAGATACGAAGACAGATAAGTTTATGGGCGATGAGATTAAGGCGTGTGAATATGGAGTTACAGAGGTTCACGAGCCAAAACAAGTAATTCTTACACAAATCTTAGAGTAGAAAGATTTAATTATTCTTTATAGTTGGTTAATTTATGGCAGGCAGAGCAGATGGATTGAATGATATTTTTGATAATGACATTACTGTGAAAGGATTGATTTACGGGAAAACAAAAACCCCACAGGGAGAGCTTGATTTAGTTAATAAAAAATATGTTGATGATGAGATTGGGAATATTGATTTGAGTGGATTAGTTCCTTACACTGGGGCAACTGGGGATGTTAATATTGGGGCTTATAATTTTACAACAACAGGGGCAGTAAACACAGGAACATTAACAGCCATAAGCAATGGTGATGAATGGCATTACTTAACTGCTAAGACTTCACGAAATAATAAAATAAGAGGCATAGAGTTA